CCAGAATTCGGATGCCGTCAACATTAGCGGTGGTCAAATTTCTGGGTTAAGTTCTTTAGGTGTCAGCGGAAATGCAAATCTAGGTAATCTTGCAATCGGCGGTACATTAAACGTAGCTGGCTTATCAACACTCACAGCACTTAGCGTAACGGGGGCGGCTGGATTCAATAGTTCAGTAGAATTCCATCAAAACGTACAATTGGACGCAAATATAGAATTAAATAGTGCCAACCCAACTCTAAATTTTTATGAAACAGATGCTCCACTGGACCAGAAAAGATGGCGTATTATTGTTGACGCTGGTCAATGGGCACTTCAAACTCTCAATGATGCATACAGTCAAGCGTACAATGTACTCAAAGTCATTCGCTCTGGTACAGGCATTACTACCTATTTAATGGGTCCTAGTAGTGGTGATGTCTTCTTAAATATTGACGGTGGTGCTACTAATGCAACGGGAATTAGATTCTATCAAGCTGGCGCTCCAGCGGCAATGATTGCCAATTTAGCAGGTGTAATGTATCATGAACAAAATGCGCATCACTTCCGTAGCGCAGACCAAAGTTCTATTCTAGCCAAACTTACAAACACTAGCGGTAAAGTTTCAGTATTGGATATTGCACCATATGGTGCTGATGTTGCTGCCTTTTCTAGAATGAGTATTGCGCTTGATACTGCTAGTAATTGCTCCTGTTGTAATTCAATCAGGCGAGCCGGGCGCTAGTCTTAACCATGTTATTATTTCTAATAACTATTATGGGGTCAATAGTACCACATCTGGTCGTGTAAATACTGCACGGGCTGGCTCATATATTCGGTTGAAGCCACATATATTGGATTTCGTTGTTATCTCTCCTGCGGGGGCGCACTCGAATCTACTCACTCTAAGTGGTGATGCTGGGAATGCAGTCTTCTTTGGTGATTTTGCTGGCGTTATTCCTATAACCTTAGCCAGTGGGTCAATCCTATTTGGTGGGGGTTCTGCAATCTCCAGTATTGGCCAAGGAAATTTGTACCTTCATGCTGGAAGCATATTCACCCCAGGGACTAGTGGCAGTAATACAGGAAATATAGTTTTCGGCCCAGACGCCACGTACCCAAGAATCATCAATTCAGGACTCGATGTCTTAACGTTTAGTTTACCTAATCAAGGTAGGGCATTACAGCTTGCTACTGCAAATGTGAATTTTAGTTATTTCAGTCTTTTGCACAACCGGATGCGGGTGTCAGTTGTGGTACGCCTTCTGGTAGATGGTCATATGTTTACGCAGCCAACGGTACGATTCAAACTTCAGACATTCGAAACAAGCGTGTTGATGGTAAGATAACAAGAGCCCGTGAAGTCGTTAAGGCTATCAATCCATTCATTGGTGCGCTTCGAATTCCAGATTTCGAGAAGCCTGAATTGCTATCTGATGATGCTCTTCGTGAGCGTGTTGTTCCCATGTTTGGCGCACAGGAAGTAGCTCAGCATTTTCCTGATGTCGTAGACAAAACGAATCCGGATTCATGGATGATGAACTATTCAAACATGATTCCAGTTTTGTGGCAGGCTGTTCAGGATATTCTCAATGACCAAGATTAATGGGAAATTCCTACATAGTGCAGGATTAGACACCGCACGGATTCAGCCTTCGGACATTCCAGAAATACGCGCTATTTATGATAAGCGTGATTTCGATTGGGTAGAACCAAGATTGGATTTCGGAACTATCGTTGTTCGTGAGAATGGTAAGATGTTAGGGGCTGGCCATTTACATCCTATCGTTGAGTCGATTATGTTGCTTGACCCGGACGTTAGCCGACTCAAAAGGATAATGGCTACAGACCTTATGATGCGGCAAGCCATTATCGATTCAAAGGGCTTGGGGTTATCAGAGATTCATGCTTGGGTGAAAGAGCCTGAGTTCTTGAACTATCTGCAAAAGCGTTATGGGCATGAAATGCCCAGAGGTACTTCCTTAGTCCTGAGGATTTGACTATGGCAAAGAGTGATAAGAAGGAAACAAAGGAAGAGATTAACACAGAACAGCGGCGTGTTAATCAACAGTTTGGCTCATTAACTTGGGAAATGGACCAGAAACGGCGCGAGAAGGATGAACAGTCCAAACGCGACCGCGAAGCGTTAACTGGTACGTTAGCTGGAATGGCATCGCCAACGGGCGGATTGGACAAACCGTAGTCGGCAATATCCGTGGCCTTTATGGCGGAAAGACGGTGGGCTTTGACTCTGGAACGAGCGGTGGTTCTTCTGGTGGTGGTGGTTCTGATTCTGGTGGTTCTTCGGGCAGCGCGACTCCTGTAGAAGACAAATGGAAAGCACCGTCGGATATCTATACCGAATTCGGTAAGACCGGCGGTGTGGAAATGGAGCGGATGCGTAGTCAAATAGCTGAACTGGAAAACATGGCAAAGACAGGTGCCATTGACCCAGCACAGAAAGATTCGATTAACGCAACGATTCAGAAGCTCAAGGAATTTCAATTCGACCCGAATGCGAAAGCACAGATTCAGGGAGCAATTGATAACCTTGCAGTGATGGGTCAGACGGGTGGATATGACCCGGGCAGATTAGCAAAGATTAACTCTGATTTAGATACCCTACGTAACTGGTCTGCAACAGGTGGTGTAGACCCGGAACGTATGGCGCAATTGCGTGGCACCATTGATTTCATGAATCAAGGTGGCATTAGTCAAGCTGATTTAGAACGTTGGCGTGGAACAGGTTATGATGAGTTTGCGCGCACGGGTGGATGGTCTGATGCGGATAGAGCGGATTATCGTGACCGTGCTACGTCAGGCATCCCTGCTATGTATCGTCAGCAGATGGATGAAGCTACCCGACTTAGAAACATTCAGGGTGGTAGCGGTGCGGGTGGATTCTTAGCTGCGGCAGGTCAAGCGAATCGACGTGGCGCACAGGATATGGCTACGGCGCGACGCGATGCGGAAATAGATTTAGGTTCGCAGGTTCGTGAAGGCCGACAGTGGGGAATCAAAGGATTAGCAGACACCGAAGCAGCGATTCAAACACAGTATGGAATCAATCGTGCCACAGGTTTACAGACAGGCACGAAGTTTGAAACCGACATCGGTGCGAATAGGATTGCAGGCTACGGTGAAGCTGCGAAGCAAGCCGCACAGTTAGAAAAGGATATCTCTTCAAATCGAATCACTGCGACGCAGCTTGGTGGGGCGTTAAACGTTCAGATGCAGGATTCAATTAATGATGCGTTCATTCGCGCTCAGCAGGGCGCGGGTACGCTCGAAACAAATCTTGCCGATGCAATTGGAAGGAATCGAGTTAACGCACAGAATTATGCGGCACAGGCTGAAGCGAAAGCACAGCAGCTTAGACAAGAAGGACAGCTTGCCGGTGCGAAAGGATTGATGGAAGTCGCTGCTCAAAAGGCAGCGGAAGCGGCACGCGCACAAGCTAATTCAAATGCGGCACGTCAGAATGACCAAGCAAATGAACGTTGGTGGGCGAATTTCCAAGCGGGTAATGAACGCTGGATTGGTGAACAGCAGCAGCAGGGACAGCAGTATGCTGTTGGTCAGCAGCGTGCATTGTTAGGTATGGACGAAACGCTTGCGCGTGACCAATTCGGTGTTGATACTGCATCGCAGTGGGCTGGCGCGAATCGTGGTTTGTTGGGGATTGATGCTCAATCTAATCAGGGCGGAAAGGATTGGACTGATTGGGCACGTTTCGGCCTTGGGGCAGCACAGTCGGGTAAGGACCTTTTTAATAATGCCGGTAAGAAAGACCAAGAGCGGGTTCAAAATCCTGAGGCGCTTACCGGCTATAATCCCAACTATCCGGGTGGGGATAATCCTAACTTTGGTGGATACATTCCACCAGACCAGGATACGAATAATCCACCCGACCAAGGCGGTGGAAGCTTCGGACATCCACCACCCGGTGGGGATTATTATTGGGACCCAGGCGCTGGTCAATACTTCCCGTATCCGTATCCCGATTACTACGACCCAACGGACCCGTTATACAGTGGTTAATTAGGAGTTAGCCAATGCCTCAGCGACGGCCATACGATTATTACGAAGATGATGATTTGTTTCAAGGCGGTGCATCAGGTGGTGCAGGCGGTGGTGCGCGATGGGGCGACCCTTATTCTGACGGCCCCTCTGAAGAAGATTTGTATGCAGACTTGATGCGTTCGCGCGGCAGGCGATTAGTGGGATTTGACGAGGAAGAAAACAATCCACTATCACGCTATCAGCGATTGTTTACTACATTCGATGAGCCAATGATGGCTCGTTCAAGTAGACAAGCGCCACCGCCACAAATGGAAGATATGGTTCCGATGCGCTCATCGAACCGTATCGAAATGCCACCACCTGAACCAGTTCGAGGCCCATCGTTTGCGGGACCGGGACAACGAACGATTGGAAGTGCGTATCCTACGGGTCCGGTGAGAGAAACGATTGGGCGTCCGTCTGGATTAGATTGGGCAACCCAAACGGGGCCGCAAGGCTTTACTGGATTCCGACCAACGCCGGCAGCGCAACCAGAAATGCCGACGATAGCACCCGTGCGCTCAAATCAGGTTGCACCACAAATGTCACCTACTACGATGCCACGACCACAATTGGCACGTAGTAGTAATCAGGCTCCGGTTGCGCCAAACATTCCGCCAATGGCGATGGCCCGTTCTAATCAAGTGGGAACGGCTCCGGGTGGATATAGAATGCCAGCGGGTGCAAATCTATTGATGCCACAGATGATGGCATCGCACACGCAGGCACCGTCGACAAGCCCAAACATTCCGCCGCAGGTAGCGGGGCGTCCGAGTGGGCCATCGTTTGCTAGGCCAGGACAGCGTACTATTGGTTATCCAAATGGTATGCCTGCTACGAATGCGTATGGACGCGGGGCTGGAACACCTTTAAGAAATAGACCCGTAACACCACCGGCTCAAGCTGCTACTGCTCCGGGAATTAGTAGGGAATCGATTGCTGCACAGGAAGCACCGTTAACTGCGCCGCGTGATTACTTTGGTGGCATTGAGAATCCGTTTGCACCGCGGCCTGAAAATGCTCCACGACCGTGGGCGAGTAGTCTTGATTTCAATGCACCGCAAACGGGAATGGGCGCAGCGGTTTCAAATGCGACACCGCAAGATATCGCACCGACACGACGAGGATTACAGGCGCCAACGTATAACATGACGCCAATGGAAGAATACACTCGATACTTACAGTCTGAACCAAATCGAGAAGACTATAAGACTGGTAAGTTCGGTACGATTCTTAATGCATTGACGGCGGGATTCGAAGCGAAGGATAGGGGCCTCGCGGCTGGCGTAAAGATGTACGATGAGTTGCGAGATAGACCGTATCAGGAAGAATACCGAAAGTGGGCAACTCGCGGTAACAAGACTAAGGCCGCGGTTGATTTGGAAAATGCCCGTTACAATGCAGTCGAACGTGCATACGGTCGTGACGTAGAGAATGCTCGTCAGCAACAGCAGACAAACATTAGTTTGATGAATGCTAAGCTGGCGCGTGAGAAGTTTGAGCATGAAGCCACACAGGATGATATCAAACTGATGACTGCCGGTTGGCAGCCTTCACCGGGTGATGATGGTAAGGTTGTGTTGTGGCGCGTTAGTCCAATAACAAATCAGCCTGAATACAAACAGACGCAAATCAATAGTAAGGACTTCTCTGCGGCGCAGCAACTCGAACGTGATAGGATTGCTCGGGAAGCGCAGGATAGGAGAACGAAGTATTCGGCCGATGTATCGGCTGGTAATACTCGCGCAAATATTGCTTCGCGTGAGAGGGAAGGCAATCTGGACCGTGAGTTGCGTCGGTCATTGGATAAAGGCGGGACGAGTTCATTGCTTTCCAGTAGAAACACTGCAGCTGGCACCGTGAAGAATGATTATCCTGAACTGGATAATCCGGCGTTCAAAGATGCATTCACTGTAACAGGGAATCGCATTCGGATTAATCCGAAGTTCACGGATGACCAAGCGGGTAATGCGGAACTTGCGAATTATGCACGGACCAAGTTCCCAAATGACCCGGCAAAGCAGATGAGATTCGTTGAACGATTCAAGTCGCTTCGGTACGATGCGTTGAGATTCGTACCACTCGATGAGGATGAGGAGTAATCAATGGCTGACGAACTTGAAGACTTTCTAAATTCAGGTGCGTCTACATGGAGCGATTACAAGAGTGGCCGGTCGAATAGACCGGTCGCTCGTGAAGAACCCGGATTCATTGATAGAGCATTAAAGTTCTACGATGAAACTCCGTGGCTCGGTAAGAAATGGCTCCCTGATGTTGAACCGTATATCCAACGTGGACAAGAATTTCTTGAGCCATATATTGGAAAGACGGCTGCACGTGTCGTTTCAGCATATCCGCGAGCGCAAGCAATGGGCGCGGATATGTTGTTTGGTTCACCCATTGATATGTTAAGCACCGCGGCGACGGCTGCAACGTTCGGTGCAGCAGCGCCATTAAAAGGTGCAGTTCTTGCAGCACGTGCGCCTAAAGTTGTTAGGGCAATTAAAGGCGTAGGTCAGGCAGCCGATGCGCTTCAGGCAATTCGTGCTGGAAGCGGAGCTGTGTCTGAGCTTGGCAAAGGAAACTTAGGAAGTGCTGCGTTGCAGGGCGGAATCGCAGCATTATCAGGTTATGGTGCGACAGGACATAATCCATTCGCCCGTGCCGCGGAACCAATTACTGAAGCTTTGCCGCCTGCAACTCCATCGTTTATTCGTAGCGATGCAAAGTTTGCTGGACGTCCGGTAACTAAAGCTTTACCTGACCCGAATCCAGCTAACCTTCCGTTACGGAAAGCTGGGCCAATTACATCTGAAATGCGCGATGTGGTTCGTAAGAGTTATGGACCACAGACAAAGTTTGCGCCGGTTGATGAAGCGGCCCAAGTAATCACGGACCCGACGAGATTATTAGAAGGCCGCGTTTCCGATGTTGCACCTTCTGGTTCACGCCCGGCAGTAATTGGACCCAAAGACGCCTCACTTATGGAAAGGGCGCAGCGTGATTTGTTAGCTGCGGGTGAAGAAGTTAACGCACGAAACCTTGAACGTTATCGTGACGTTTCGGACTTTAGGTCGCGGATACAAGGTAGAGCGGCGGAATTAGGTAGTCCCGGTGGATACGAAGCAACGGTATCCGCAGAACAATTGTTACCACCGCGTGCGCGAACAGATGTTGCTACACGTCCCGTTGCTCCGGGCGTAGCGAATCAAATTGTTCCTGAAGCGGTTGAGGATGTGGCGAAGCCGGTTAGATTCAAAACGGCAAAGGCTACATACGAAGCTCTTGATGATGGTACGACGATTAATGTCGGTGATGAAGCGGCTAAGCCATCATCGAAAACCTATTACGTAGCGCCTGAAGAACTTCCGTTGCTCGACAAAGCAAAGGGAAAGATTCGAGCGCGTGATGATGGTACGATTGGATTGTGGTACGAACGTGGTAAAGTTCGTGGCTACATGAAACATCACAAGGACGGTGGATTCGCAACGCCGTCGGCTGAACCGAGAGTAGGCTATCATCCTATTGAAGTGTTTGAGGATGGCACGCATCGCATTGGCGATGAGATTACGGAAGTTGAATCTGGTACGAGGTTGCGACCCGACCAGATTGAGGAACCAAACTTAGAAGATGTTGCGGCTGAGGATGCCGGCGATGGGATAACGTGGCGACAGGATATGTCTCCTGTTGAACGCTATTCGTATGGTGCAGACCGGAAGCTTGATAACAAACTCAAGCAGCAGGTGCGTGCCCAACTTAATGCGTTCGATAGGCGTGTGGCTAAATCCACGTTTACTGATTCGGCTGAGCGTAGGTCAGCGTTAGTTAACTCGATGGCCGAGAAACTAAACGAACGTCAACTTGCTGCTGCATTTGAAGGAAGGATTCTCGACGAAGCATTAGTTCGGGATATCGTAGCACAGCGTCGAGCAATCGGTGCCCAACCTGAGGTAAACGTTCCGAGAATTCCGCCTCAGGATTTAACGGAAAACATTGGGCCACCGAACACTATGCCACCGCCGGGATTTGCTGGCAGACCTGTTGAAGGACCAACGGCACAAGGACCATTGTACTGGAATAGAAATGTTGAACCCCCTACGATTGCTGAGGGGATTGTTGAAGGTGCTCCAACACAGCCACCACAAATCTTCGGTTCTCGTCAGGTGATGGCTGAAACTGTTGGTCAAAGAGAAGTTCCCGTGAGACGTTGGGAAAAGGAAGTTCGTGAAGCATTAGCTGCGCAAGGTGTTACTGAGCCTACGCAGGACATGGTAGATAAAATTCTACAGACACCAAAGCTACTGGATAAGATTGTTCCACGAACGTCTGAATTTGTTCCCGATGTTAGTAGAGGCTTCAGACCTGTCACGCCACCTGAAACGCGGATTGATAGGTTGTTACCTGAGAAGACTCCAACCGTTGAAACAGGTTGGAAGTCGCCTGAGGTTATTACTGATATCCTGAATCGTGCCCGGAAGAATGCACCACGGGATGTATTCGGTGATAACGATTGGCAACGGGCAGTTGATGTTGCGAGGCAACTGGGCCATGAAGATGTTGGTCAGGCAATCAATCGTGCTGGACAATACGTAAAGTCTCAGCAATCGGGAATGATTGCACAAGGTGCAAAGAGCCTTGGCTTATCGATGGAAGATGAGCTTAAAGGTTTGGGGCCGAGCGGCGAGAAAATTGTAGACTTGAAGCGTCAGGCAAACACGGATGCTACGATTCGATTCGATGATTACACTAAGGGCGTAGCAGACGATGTTGATGCGTTACCTCAGGATAGGTTTGAAAAGGTCGTGGATTATCTTGAAGGGAAACCAACTGCGAAGTTAAGTGCTGAGGAGCAAAACATAGCGGAGCGGATGAAGGAAGTGCTTCGACGTTCGGGAAAGGATATGGACGACCGTGGGATGTTAGAGCACGGTGTTGTAAGAGACTACTGGCCGCGTAGATTCGATGGCGTTCCTGATAAAACAGTTGAGGATGCTTTGCGAGCGCAAGGATTATCTTCGGACGAGATTGCACGCAAGATTGATTTTATCAGGAAGCAACGAGAACTGAAGACGGCTGGTGAATATACGCGTAGCGGGAACGATGTGCCGGGGTATCGAAAGGACAAGCAGGTATTCTTCGACCATCTGAAAGCTGTCTCAAATCGAATTGAGTTAGCGGATAGGTTTGGTTTGAAGGATACAGCGGACCCGAACTCCGTGGTGTCTCAGCTAATTAATCAAACTTCAAACCCGGAGCGAGCACGGGATATCATGGAAAGGGTATTAAGAGGTGGGCCACAGGGAACGGAATTAACAAGGTCCGCCGCGCACGGTGCGAGAACTTATGCAACCGGCGCGTTAATGCATCTCTCAGCTATTTCCAATTTGCTTGGCGGTGCATTGCCTGTGGTTGTACGCGGTAACATTGAAGAAGCAGGGAAGTCATTGTTCAAAGTCTTCAACAGTAATGCCCCTGAAATGCAATTCATGAAAGGCGTCAATCGCTTCAATGAATTCCAGTCAGGCGTTACCGAAGGAATGACATCGAACAAGTTTAACAAATGGTTTGGGATTGACTGGACGCAGAACCAAATCAACAAGTATGCGGGTTCGGTGGGACTTGGAACTGCGAAGTCTATGTTCCAAGAACTGAAGGCGAATCCTACAAACAAGAAGCTTGAGTGGATGCTGAAGGATTTGGTGCATGAAGATGCATCGGTCTTACTTAAGCAAAACCAATTGACCGACCATCAATTGAAACGCGCCGCGGTGCGGATGGTTGATATCACACAGGGCGTGATGCACAACGAGAAGTTACCCTATGCATGGGTGAGGAGTGGTCTAGGAACCATACCACAAATCTTCATGCGTATTAACTTCCAAGTGACGAACGCACTGAAGGATGGAATTAAACAGGCACCGGTGAGTTCTCTGGCAAAGCTAGGAACGTTTGGCTTAGCGTTAGGCGAAGCCATCAACCTTGGCAAAGAGATTCCAAAGACGGCCGGCGAGGTAGGAATCAACTCACTTCAGCAAGCTTTAGGGTACGATGTTAAGGATAAGGAGTTTGGTAAGACCTACCGTGAAAACATAGGATGGGGTGAGAAAGGTGCCGATGCATCGCGCTTCTACAATACGAAGCGATGGATGACTGCATTGAATAAAGATGCGGGGAAGAACGACCATCTTGTTCACGCGGTGAATGCGCTTGAATCGTCGTTTGCTGGTGGGATGCCATTGAATTTGTTATCCGCACTGGCCGGTTCGATGTCAAAGGATTCGCGTGACCCCGGTGGTGAAGCGGTCAGTAATCTATTCGTAGCCGTCGATGAAGCTGGACAACTTCTCCAACAGGGAGCGAATGTAGTTGGAGAAACGGTTGCTGCACCGTTACGTGGTGAAACGCCTGACTATCGTGATGCCGCTAGATTTGTCACTCGTAGATTGCCATTAGTAGGCGGTGTACAAGCCGGCATCGTGCGTGGAATCGATTCGTCTAAGCAAGCCGCTAGGGCGGAAAAGAAGAGATTGAATCGTTCCATTTACGGTCGGCCTGAGGAATTTAGTCGGTAATTAAAAGGGCATCGGGGCTTATGTTCCGATGCCCTTTTGTTTTCAGTTATACTTGAGCACACGACCCGGCTCAGTATTCTTTCGGTATTCGGTGATAACGTGGTCTTGGAGAACGTAATACATATCCTTCCCTACGTCTTCCTCACGTACCACGTTTGCTTCCTTTAGTGTATCCATCACTCGAGTGAGTTCGAACGCATCCATATGACGCCATAGTTTCCGCAAGAGCACGATGCGCTGCATCTGAAAGTTCTCCGACTTGAGCAACGTTTCAAGCACGATGGCCGTCTGTTTGGCAATCGGAGTTGTCGTTGCACCGGGAGAATTGTTTGTGACGACCTGTGCGTTCGTCATACAGGTTGAACACATCGCAATAGCTTCTTGAATATCATCAATTGTCAGGAGCATGTCTGTGCCTCTTGACATTGATATCAGCATCGCAACTTTCAATACCGTATCAGGGAATCGATTCGCGGTGCCGGTGATGTCGTCATTGTCTGGTTCGTATTCATTGTACCACGCTTCATAGAACTCGTCGGCGCCAGGGTAGTATTGGAATTCACCCGTAAGTGTTGATATCGTTCTGAGGTATTCAGATAGTCCCTCGTAATCAATCGTATTCGGTGTCTTGTATACAAGTGAATTCTTTCGGTTTCGTTTGTTCTCTGACACCATGAGCGTACGAGCAATAAAACCACCCATGATGTCACGCTGACCAATGACAGCATGAAGATGAATCTCGTTACTAGCACCAAGCATAGTAAGGTAAACATTGCGAAGGATTGATTTACCGGATTTGAGTAGATTGGTATGTGTGTCTTTGTACTGAGAATCATAAAGGTCTGTTAGAATAGTTAGTGCTTGTGGGTCTTCTAGAATCGATTGTGAAAACTCGCCACTCACAATGAATGCCGTAGCATCCTTCGACATCGTGCCATCTTTATTCATTGTTTGATGGCCGAGATTCTCGATGATTGCCTGAATTGAAGACCTTCCGGCAATCACCTTGGTGACATTCATATCCGTGACGAGCTTCTCTGCTATCTTAATTGGTAGACCCTTCTTAATTCCGGAAGGGCCTATCAACATAATGTAGACATTTGGATACAGCTTATAAGCTCCCCCTCTATCGAGCCATACGTTTCGTTTCACGACCGCCGACAAGACACCTAAACCCGCGAAATAAAAATATCGCCTCGGGCTTTCGAGGTCTTGCGTTTGCGACATGAGGTCGGTCAACCAACTCATGATATCTTATATTCAATCAAATCATGGAGATTCTTTTCACCAATTTCAAACTCGGCGGGGATGGTGAGGGTGCCCCGTGGAATCGAACAGCCCGAGAAATCAATGGGCATTTCCAATCCTTCCTTAAATACTCTGGCGTATGCGTTTACCTCTTGTACAGGGACCAATGCGCCAAACGCATCGTGCTTCTCCATCACGATTCGGCAGTCTGGAATTTCATACTTAACGTGCAGCATCGCACGCTTTGTTGTGTCTCCTACGGTTGATTGGGGAATCATTGCGTAGGCTTCCTTAAACATCTGGTCGCCCCATCGTCCGCTAAACTGTCGCTTGCGGCCGAAAGGCGTAGTCAACGTTCTCTCATTAGCTGCTAACGCATCTTGCACTGACGTGTGGAACACAGAGCGTATCTTCGGATTAGCTGCATGGAAACGTTCAAGAATCTGACCCGCTTTGTATTCTGAAACGTGCAGGTCGATACCATATTTCGCAGCATCCGTGTTGAAAGTTACCATCGCACGATGCTTGCCCATATCGTATGAGCCTGCGTGGCGCGATGTCTTACCTAAGAATCTCTCGGGCGAGCCTTTCCTTATTACGAAGTCGTCGCCCAACGAGAGTACGATGCGCGCCGTCTTTGCGTGCTTATCGATTACACCGTACTCTGCCAAACCTTCGTAATCTTCCGCCAACAAATCAACGACTCGCGCTTCGGCTTGTGATAGGTCCGCCTCTAAATAAACGTATCCTTTGTCCACTACGAGCATTGAGAGAATGTCGGCCCCGATTTCGGAATGCTTTGTTATCGTTTGAAAGGCAAGTCCAATTGGCTCAGGTCTTGAAGGAGGTTTAAGAGTTTGAGTCGAAGTTCTTCCTGTCTCGGTTCCCAACAATTTGATAAGACGTTCTGTACCGTCCGTCATAGTCTGGACAAGCGTTAATGTAAGTCCCAAGGGTCTTTCGAATAGTACGGCCCCTAAGAATTCGGTCAATAATCGGAACGACCTTGGGCTTCCGTTCTCCATGATTAGCCTGTAAAGCGACAAGAACCTCCTCTCCAGTTCCATCGCGGGCTGGGAGCTTAAGTTCATTGTATATGAGTTGTCCAATTTGTTTTGGGCTTGCGACGTTGATGGGGTGTCCAATTAAGTCCTCCAATATCATTTGGTTTTCTTGGTTCAATACCTCGTACTTCGCTGACAATGCGGACCGCATCTCAAAGTCACACTGAATACCCTGACGTTCGATGTCCAAGTAAAGTGCGTGTAGGTGATGTACAAAGTTATAATAAAAATCTCTAACGCCAAAATCGTTGAGTTCCCTATCGAGTGTTTCGAATATCTCATACGTTACCGCACAGTCCTTTGCGTTATACAAGTACAAGCGGTCGGCTGAGTCTTTCTTCGGATTGAATTCCTTGCCTTCAAGTTTGTAGTATGGCTCTCGCGTGTGTATGGAGGCTAAGAAAGCTAGACCCTTTGGAAGTTCAGGATACCGCGTATGCGACATGAGCATCGTATCCGCGTGTAGATTCGGTATCCTGAAACCTAGTTGCCTTAGCTTTGATTCGTCAAACTTCCAATTCTGTCCGATGATAGCTTTATTCCGAAGGAGGATGTCGGAGATTTTCCAGAATTCTGCAAGTTCTCTTGGCGCGTAATTACCAAATCGAACTCCCCACAATTCATTGAAGAGAGGAATTGAGATAGCTTCGTGACTACTTGCTGCAAATCCGAGACAAATTCGGGATGGACTTGTGTGTTTCAATGTCTGACGCCAGTAAAGGCTTACCTTTCCATCGGTCGAGGAAGCGATAAAGTTGAGCGGAATCTCTGATAACAACGAGGTTTCGATGGGGATTGGTGTCCATTTATTTCTTCGGCCAATCTGCGGACGTCGAATTCAGCAATGGATTTATCGATAATGGAATCAGAACGGAGAATGTACGCGGGGTGATAGGTGGCGATGACTCGTTTGTTAACCGGTCAGAGTGCAGAATACTTCCACGCCATTGCGTGATTCCAGTATTTCCAGTGAGAGCTTGTAAGGCGACATTGCCAACGGCGAGGATGATTTTAGGATTAACTGTTTTGAGTTCTTGGATGAGGTATTCTTTATATCCATCGTAGTTCCTGACTCCCTTAATATCGTAGACTGGCTTGTGATTCTTAATCGTGCGCGGAGGCTCGGTCTTAACAACATTTGTTACCCAGCATTCTGAGCGAGTGATTCCGCCTTGTTGCAATAACTGATTTAGTAAGTGCCCCGATGGCCCGACGAATGGACGGCCAACCTTTTGTTCTTCGGAGCCGGTGCTTCGCCAACGATAGCGATGTCGGCGTTTGCGTTCCCCTCCCCAGGGACATCAATTTGAATATCAAAAGCCGCCACGCTCATCTTGTTTCATTCCTTCATGTCGTCGGATTTCCCTATCATTCAGTCTTGGTGCCGGTACTTTCACGTCATTGCTCGACAGAAAGTGTGCGTATCTAATGATACAATAGACCGCACGGTCTAGCAACGTATCTTCGATGATTCACACGTTGCTGGCTTGTTATTGTTTTCTAGATTCTGACGACGTGCTTCCTTCGTACCAATCAAAGATTCGATTGCTTGTGAGACTGTGATTCCTGCATGTTTGGCTGAGTCTTCAAAGTTTCCGAATTCACGATGGTCGGTGTAGTCATGCGCTTTAGCTTCGTGTAGTTTCACGATGCGCTCAATCGCACCCATGAATGCTGACCGCTCTGTTGGCACCATTAATCTCTCCTACGAACTTGATGTAGCTTCTGTTTCCATTGTCGTTCCTAATTATAATCATGCACGATGGACACGTTTGATTCGCTTGTCGATGGTGTATTTCACTCGACCTTGTAGGAATCTTAGGTCCACGTTTAACATCGTCATCTTGCGATGCGTGAATGCCTTACTAAACCATTCGGTTGAGGTGTCAGCGGGTAAGAATAAAACAACGAGTTCAGCCTTCGCTTGTAATGCTTTATTAATCAGTAGTTCGGGAACGCCTTGTTTCACCGGGGTGGGAGATGAATGAGGATACGACCTTCATCGAGTGGGTGAAAGAGTGAGTTGGAATCATGAAATTCTAATGTGAAATCAAACTCCTTCTGCAACTCCGCGTGCAATTTCGGTGGGAGCATTTGGTACTCCAAGTGCCGTTCTGTGTAAGCAACGGCCCAAATCTTTTAGAAGCCTTTGGTCTTGAGGAAATCGGCGAGCGAAATCGTATCCTTATGATTCGCTAGCCAATCGTCCGTCGCAGCCTGAACACGAATTCCTAATTCTTGTTCTTCTGCCTCGTCATCTTCCTCATCATCTTCATCATCTTCTTCTGGCTCGATATCCTCATCGTCTTCAGAATCATCCTCATCGTCCTCGTCCTCGTCCTCATCTTCGGCGAGGATTTCGGTTTCGGATTCATCTTCGTCTTCGTCGTCGTCGATGTCGTTCTCAAGTTCCAATGTATCAGGGAGCATCTGGGGTTCGATTCCCAGAACTTGAGCTACTTGCTTCCTTCTCGCCCGGTTTGAACGTGTGCTTGGTCATTATCCCTCTCGCGTAGCCAACGATATTTATGTTCGACAGTCGATGCTTGATGCGACAAACGAATAGCAAAGTCTTCCGCTTCCTTTGCCATCTCTCGCAACTCAGCAACGTGCGCTTGAACTGCTAGCTTTTAATCCGAGTTCGTCCATCGCATTGGGTGTATCCCAATCCAACAAATAAGTGCAGGCGAAGGGAATCGAACCCTTATGATATTTCTATCCATGGATTTTAAGTCCATTGCGTCTGCCAGTTCCGCCACGCCTGCGATTAAGTTGTCCCGAATCTCCACCGCTCGGGACCACACGGTGTGGGAGTTAGTATTACGGAGTCACCCTTATAATACTAACCCGGAGATTGTGGACTACGCGTTGTCAGGAGTCCAATCAATCGGGCGCCAGCCGAGCACCTGATTCGTAGGACGGTTGTTGTACGTACCAGGGCCGAGGCAAACGAAAACTTCCTGCCCCTTGAATTCCTCAAACCGCACGACACCGCCATCCTTTTCGAGATTAACGTGCATCGCCTTGAGGAAATCGAATGCCAGTCCCGGCCATTCCTCAGGGAACGTCTGGTCGAAAACCAATCCCTGATACTCGTTACCCGGCTCCTCAACCTTCACCGTGATAACGTGATTGATGGAACCGCTACGCTTCTCGGACTTCGCAACCTTTTCCTGATAGTTGGTAATCCGAACCGGCAACCAAGTGGGCGCCTCAACCAAGCGAGTGCAGCGATGTCTTCCTTCGAATACGTGAATGCCATGATTTTTCCTGTTTGCCTTTTACACGATGGTGGAACGTACCATTTAGCCATGTTACTGCTTGTTGTGAATGGGAATAACGTTTGATTTGCCTAGGTTCATTACCTCCTGAATCGATGGGAGAATCAATTCATAAAAGTTATTGTCTGTGAAGTTGATTTCTTTTGGCAACTTGAGAGTTGTCCGTGCGAAATCTTCTCCGCTATTGACCGTGCGTGCGATGAATTGCGGACGACCGCCTACCGGCTTTTGTTCGAAGTGATAAATCTCATCGAAGTAGCCGGGAATACGTGCCGCTATCTTCTTACCGCCGTCAAGAGTTGCCGAGTGACGACAGTCGAATCGTCATTCAGATTTGTTTTCTCAGTCTTGATGACGTGAGCAATCAAGATTTTATACTTGCATCGAATCTGCTGAAGGAACTGGACAAGCTCTGATAGCATCGCGTTCTCAGCATTGTAATCCTCAATGCTATTCACTGCGATGCCGGCAATCTTCTTGCCTTTGTTATCCATTCCTTTCAACCGAATCACATGGGAGAGCAACAAGTCGGCCGAGCTAGTTAAAGAATCCACGATGACCGTATCATACGGAAACCGTTTCATCTTGCTCATATCAACGAACTCGTCCCACTTCTTATCAAACTTCGGGTAATCTTCCCGTGTATACGTATCGTATTCCAAATCACGCTTGCCACGCGGATAGTGATACGCAGCTACGGACCGGATTCTCGATTCCATGTCGAAGATGTAAGGCTTAGGAAACGAGGCAGCGGCAATTGATTTGCCGCCGCTCGGTTCGCCTTTGAAGAGAAATAAGAACTCCTCTTTGCTTAACGCATCTTCAATTGTCGGCATCGGACTTCGCTTTCTGGATAATCTTCAGGCTCGGCCTGCGGTGGATTGTTGTGATTCTTGAGTGCAGTCACAAGCTTGTCGTTTGCATACATCACGAACAATGTCACGTAATCCGAGCCGCGCATAGTGAAGTTGCCCACCTTTGTAAGATGATTGTACGATGCGAGCAGACGTACAACTTCATGCATGATTTCCGTTGCTTCCTTTACATTGCAATCGAGCTCGATGCTAATTTCAAAGTGTCTGTCCATATTCAAATCTCAATTCCTTTTGATTTATATCCGCAGTGGATGCACTCTACGTAAAGCTTTGAGTTTACTGTACGCCGTATCGTTTCAGAATGTCCGCAACAACGCTCGGCTGCACGTCGGGGGATTGACTTGATTTTCGTTTTGAGACAGGTGATTCTTTTCGACAGTCGAGACAGATAGGATTCGTTCTTAGTGAGGCGTACTTGTCGATGATAAATTCCTTGCCACACGACGGACATAATGATTCCCTTCCGAGGATGAATTCTTCCCGATGTAGTGTGGACAATTCGTTAACATACATCGAAAGACGCTGACATTCTTGAGCTTAACCCGTCTGTATTGGTGCGTGTGGGTTTTCTTTCCCATGTCCTTTCATCCTTTGCGCGAGTAGAAACTCTTGTAATTCAGGAATCATTGCGAGTTGTTCCTCAACGTTGTGCAATTGTGAATGCAACGCTTCGTAATTCCTTGCCGTGATTTGACTGTCGTGAATCATGTCAAGCATGAATGCTACGGCAGCGTCACGGCGATAACATCCTTCGTATCCTCGAATACGACTTTCATGTTTAGTCCCGATTCAATGGATTCCACATGGGGACGACTTTGTAATTCGTCTTAATCAAGTAATCCCTGTGGCTTGGTTGGGCCGAACATAGCTTAATGAAACGGCACCCGCCATACATTCCGCACGCTTCGCGGTTACGCCTGAACTTTTCCTTCGTGCATCTGGTCAAGGTGCCGTAAGATATCATCGAACGGCATCTTCTTTCCATTCTACGATGACTCATCCGGTTTGCTGACCACGATGCGTTCAAACTTCCCTGCATTACCCTTCACACCGATGCGATTTACAATTAAGTTGCGTGAGTTCAATGCCACATGTATCCGTGGAATTGATTACTCATAATCGCAGGCTTGAAGTAACTACCCACGTCTTATGGTCAACGGGTACAACGTACGGATGCTTTAGTACAAGGTCCGTGATGCCGTGTAGAGAATATGAATTTCATCATCTTCATATAGAGTTTTCGCAAACGTACTTTCCACCAGTGGATTGTTATTCGTATCTCTCGCAACCACCCAATCGTCGGCGATGTACTTCGCTGCATAGTGCCCATAGATGTCCACTATCGCGTTGATTGACTACCAGTCATCGTAGTTTTCGCACCGGCGTATGCTTCCATACGTGCGATGACTCGATTTCGCAGAACGTTTGCCGGAACCTTATGCAACTGTTCGTAATGCTCCGCAAGTCCCTCATGCATGACCAATCCGATATCGATACTGTCCGATTCGTAGTCTTGAGGTTCGATGCTATCGATGAAGCGATACTTTGCTTGCTGATTGCACGTTTGAATCGCGGCTAAGACCTGGGAATCGATGCTAACTACCAGCTTCTCGTTCTCGGTTTCCGATTTCTTTTGTGTTTGCAAAGAGTGGCCGACGGTCATTTTTGATTTCCGATATGGTTGCCTGTCCGACGAAGAACTTCTTAGCTATTGCGTTTGGGTTAACTTGCCCTCGCGCAGTAGCTGTTTGATGTCTAAGATTTGCTGTGTGGTTAACTTGCTAAGTATGGCTTTGCTTTGCGTCCTTTCGCTATCATGTCCTGCGTATTGTCCCGCATCGTGCCTAGAAACAGGTGCTCCGGGTTTATACAATCCGGTACATCGCACTTGTGACATACCACATATCCTTTTGGGATAGGTGCCTTTGTGTGAAAGACATAGGCTAATACGTGCATTCTTACTGACGGCACGACGCTTAGTCTCATCATACCATAGCCATCGTCAGTATGATTTCCTTGCCAACGCAAACAACCATCCGGTGATTTCCAAATATTCGGTGCGATGCGTTCTTGCCAATTCAAATTTACTCTGTGCAAGAATTCATGCAGCGGCATCCCATATACCTTATCTGAATTTGATGCCTGTTCGCTGTTCGAATTCTCGTTTTCTCTCCTGCATAGTGCTCACCTAAGCAACCTTTTAGATTGCGATGAACACCATTAGACAACTGGGCCAACACTAATACGGTGTCTGAACTCATACCAAGTTTCTTTAGTGCATTGTACTCGATATGAAACTCAGCCTTTTCCGTTTGAAAAAGGTGCATGTAAAGCAAGTCAATCGGGTCATATTGCCTTGCACCCTTTTCAAACTTAAAAGACCATTGAACTTTGCTAGAGTAGCGATGCACGACCTTGTAGCCGCGCATCGCATCGCATAGAATGTCTAGAGCTTTATTGAAATCAATCGTAACCGCGTTCCGCCCGGTCTGCACATTCATCGCATTGATATCCTCGTTGCTTGTCAATACGTGTTAGCCGGTTTTGCTTTCCGCAGTTAGGACACGGGAGGTTTCGTGGATTGTCTTTCGTTGCTGCACGTAACGCTGAATTCCCGCCGGGATTTGCAAACCCTACACCATCGATTTTGTAGTCATCATCGTAGCTGAAATCATCGTCTATCATTGTGTAGGTTCCTCGAACAGTTTATCGAAACACTTGCCACAGATGGCAGAGATTAGAAACTCACGCTGATTCGGTGTAAGCTGTGGAAATGCATCTTGTGCAAAGGCACCGTGCTGCCACTTGTACAATGCTTCGGGCGTTACGATGACTTCCTGTTCTTTATGGCAGATGATGCATTCGCCTGTTAGTGAGTAATGTTGGTTGCTTACCTTAAAGATTTGAGGTGGCCTGACATTAGCTCGCTTTCCTACGCTTCCGAAACTTTATCACGTTCTTGGGAGCTTCTTCGATGTATGACTCTGTAGGGATGCCGAACGCATAGGCACACGCATTCGCTATCCACGAATGACTTTGGACACTCCGTATCTTTTACTTTCCCTCTCAACTTGATTCTTAATCTCCCGTGCGAGCGAGCTTGAAAAACGTCTGCGG